TTAGATGAAGCCCAGCACCTGGTCGATGTCCGTGATGGCGACGGTCGGCTCGGTCCTGGCGGCGATGCCGAAGGCCATCGCCATAGCCTGCAATCCGTCGATGCGCCCGGTCGCTTTCGCCTTGTCCAGCTTGCGGGCGCCGGCCGGGTCTTTCGTCACGATGGCGTTGCTCGCGCACATGCGCAGGACCGGATGGTCGCCATGCGCCACCCGGCCGTTGAGCAGTTCGGCCTCCAGCGCGTCGAGCGCCGGCGCCATGTCCTTGTAGCCTTGCCCCCATTCCGCCAGCGGTAGCCGACAGCCGAGCGCGTCGAACTCTTTCCGCAGGACGTCGATGCGCCAGCGGTCGTAGGCCACCGCCTGGAGGTTGAGGTCGGCCACCACGGCGGCGATGTCCTGGGCGACATGCTCGTAGTCCACGGTGCGGCCCGGCGTCGTGTGAAGCCAGCCCTGCCGCGCCCAGAGGGTGTAGGGCGACCGATCCTTCTTCTCGCGCTCCAGCAGACCGGATTCCGGCGTCCAGAAATGCGGCACCACATGCCAGACACCGGCCACCTTGCCGATCAGCACCAGGGCCGTGAGATCGGTCCTCGCCGACAGATCGAGCCCGGCGTAGACCAGCGTCTCAGACCCGAACGGCAGCACCGGCCCGCCGCAGGATGCCCATACGGTCGGCGAGATGAACGGGCTTTCCGTCGCCACGCGCATGTTGAGCAGCAAGTTCCTCGCGGTGTTCTCGGCCGATGGCATCCGCGATGCCTGGGCCATCTGCTCGCGCAGATCGTCGACCGACCGGAAGATGCCCAGCGCCGGGTTCGCTGCGAGCCATGCCGACTCGTCCATCAGGTCGCAGTCGACCGGCGCCGTGTAGACGTGCGAGACGATGCGCGGGTCGTTGCTTGCCTCGGCATCGTCGAGCCAGACGGAAAACAGGTCGGCATCGCTCGCGGCCTGCGTCGAGATGGCGATGAGCAGCGGCGCTTCGTGCGCGCCCTGCGAGGTCGTGATGGCGTCGACGAAATCCGACTGCGGCCCGCGTACCTGCCCGATCTCGTCGAGGATGGCGAGCACCGGGCTCAAGCCATGCGCGGTCTTGCCCTCGGCGGCGAGCGCCCGGTACTCGGTGTTCAACGGCAGGCCGATCAGCCGCTTGCCCGACGGGACGATCCGCACCAGCTTCGCCAGCTTCGGATTGAGCGCCACCATCTGCGACGCGGCCCGGAACACGAGCGCGGCCTGATCGCGGCTCATGGCGCCCGATACCAGCTGCGCATTCAACGTCGCTTCCGGTCCGACGAGATGGGCCAGCAGCAGGCCGGCAATCAGGGTCGACTTGCCCGACTTCCGGGCGACCGACAGGTAGGCGCGACGGGTGCCGGCCGGGTTGTCGTAGACGTCGCGGATGAACTTCTTCTGGAACTCGGCGAGCGCCAGCGGCTTGCCGACATGCTCACCTTCCGGGGTGACGCAGTAGGTCTCGATAAACCGGATGATCCGGTCGGCCCTCATGCCACGCGCCGCACTACCGGAATGAGATCATCATGCTGGGCTTCAGCCTCGCGCTCGTTCTTGAGCGCGTTGCCCGCGTCCCGCGCCCGGCCCTCGGTCGCTTCCGCATGAACATGGATCAGCCGCGACAGCGCCGCCACGCGCTTGATGGTCGTTTCCATCAGGGGGTGCTTCGGATTCAGCTTGCCGTCGATGATGTCGCCCTCGGTGGCGATCTCCGCAGCCAGCCGCTCGATGTCGGCCTGCGCCCGCGCCAGGACGGCAGCGGTCGCCAGATCCGCCGCGTTCCAGCGGTCACGCGCCCGATTGCGCATCAGAGCCCGCCAGAACGGTTTGGCGGCCTCGGGGACATCTACATAGTCCGGCGGCTCGATAGGCGCTTGTGCGGCGTTCTGAGCAGCCACAACGGCAGCGGCAGCGCTATCGGATCGGCGATGGTGCGGCATCATGGCTTTGCCCTTAGCGATGAAAGAAGACTGGGCGCGCGGTCTCCTGCGCTCGGTTGCTGGCGATTTTTGTTCCACGGATGGTCCGGGTCGAGCGGCATCCCCGAGACGTCGCACCCATAGACTCGCGGCAGGCCGAGACGTTCGCGCATGGTCTTCGTCGAGTGACAGGAATGGCAGCGCGAGACTAGGTTGTCGGGCGCGTTGTTGGACGGGTCGCCGTCGTCATGGTCGACGTCGGTCGCCGGTGTAACCCGGCCATGCGCGAAGCAGTCGACACACAGGGGATGGCGGGCGAGCATGGTTGCCCGCAGCTTGCGCCATCTCGCACTGTTGAGCGGGATCGTCCTGCGCGGGTCCGCATCCCGTCCGGTCGGTCGGGCGCGCCTTGTCATGCCGTCCGCCGAGCAGGTAGGTTCTCGAGTCGGCGCACTTCGTCAACGTCGAGCCAGCCATCGGCAATGCCCCGTTCGTAGAATTGCGCCCGGTTGAGGCTATCCCCGCGTAGCAGGCCCTCGACCGAATGCTCGGCGAAGTAGATGCGCCGGCCGGCATCCGTGAGCAGTTGCCGTGCGATGGCCTGTTCCCACATGGCGAGGTGGCGCCGCAGGGTCAGGGTCACGAACTGGCGGGCCATCTCGACGCTGTTGGAATAGTTGCCGTGCCTCAGGTCGCCGATCACGGTCGGCGGCACCCGGAACAGGCGGGCGACTTCCTCGACGGAAAACTGCCGGGCGCCGATCCACTCGGCGTCCTCCAGGGTCATGCTCACCGGCTTGAATTCCACGCCATCGGCAAGGATCGCGGTAGTACCGTGATTCCCGGCGCCGCTATGCCGCGCATCCCATCGCTCGCGCAGCTTGGTTGCCGTCTCGTCTCCAATGGCGCCCGGCACCTGCAAGATGCCGGATAGCTTCGTCCCGTTCCTGAAGGTGGCGACGCCATGCTCTCGTTCGGCCAATGCCAGTTCGAACACTTCCCGTGCCGCCGCGACCGGGCTAATCCCGAGGATGCCGTCGTCGGTGCGATGCCGAAGATGAAACACTTCGTCCTGGACCAGCCGCCGCAGCTTGCCCCGGCCGTCGGCAACGTCATAGGCGAGACGGCCGTTATCCAGTTCCAGCACCGTTACCCGGTCGGGATGGATCGGCAGCAGTTGCCGCACCTGCCCATCATGGCCGCGATGGATCTCAGCGTAGGCGTTGCCGCGAAGCAGGACAGCGGCTTGCAGTTGCTCGCGCAGTTCCAGCGCGCTCTGGCGCTCGTTCGGCGTCTCGTGGAGCACCCGGTAAAGCGGATGGTCTCGCGCCCGTTCCCGGCCGTCGTCGCCGGTCCTGCGGTACAGGATCAGCGGGAGCGAGCCGATGGTCTCGGAGATGGCCGAGACGCAGGCGTAAGCCGCGCTCAGGCCCTCGGCCCGCGCAGGCGTCACGGATGCGCCGCGCAGTGCCGCGAAGTCCTGCCAGTACGAATCGCCGCCCGGAGCGCAGTTCGTCGAACGGCGCTCATAGCCGAAGCGGGCGAGCAGGCGACCGATCATCGGCACGTCTCCAGCCACTCGCGCCCGAAGATCATGATCTGCGGCGGGCGGTTGCGGACGTTGATCTCGGTCGCCTTGTAGGCGGGCCACGACTGGACGACGCTTATCTCGTGGAGATCCACGGCGCGGATTTCACGAAGGTCATCGTGCCATTGCTCGTCGGTCGCGACGAATCCGAACGACATTCCGCCCAGGTCGCCACGTTCGGCCAGCGCAAGCAGATCAGCCGCAGCGCGTGTGTCAGGCAATGCGAGATCGAATACCAGTCCATCGGCGTCTTCCGTGAGCTTGAGTGTCCCGGATCGGGTGCGGCCGAGCAGTTGCGACGGATCATGGTCGACCAGCGCGAGGATGTCGCCGTCGAGCGAGCCAGCAAAGGCGCCTGCGCGAATCACTTCGCGGAAGGAACCGATGCGGGTCTCGCTGTTGAACTTCGCCGCGTAGCCTGTCAGGCGCCGGCCGGCAGCCGAAACGGCCGAGACGGCGCCGCGTCGCTCGATCATCAGATGGTCACGTCGTCGGCGACGATGAACGCCTCGGGATGCCGCAGCGCGACGTCGACCGTCGACATCGCACGAACCATCACGTTGCCCTTCGTGTAGGCGGTCGATTCGAACGGGTTCACGAGGATGTCGATCTCGCTCCAGATGCCCAGCATCGCCTGCGACCAGTCGCCGAGGATGATCGTCCCGTCACTCGTCGACGCGGCCGGCACCTGATTGGTGACGTAGACGGGCCGTTCGGCCATGCGCCCACCTTCCATCAGATAGCCCGGCAGGCCACTGGTCTTCAGGGTGCCGCGCAGCTTGGTAGCGACTTCGGGATGCGTGAGCCAAGACGAGACCGAGGCGTTGTACAACTCGGCCTGCTCGATCATCGCAAGCACGGTCGCCCAGCTCAGGGTCGACAGCGTGCCGGCCTGGACGCCTCCGGTCGTACCAACGGATGCGATCACTCCCGTGGGCTCGTTCGCGCCTCCACCGTTGATGAGCGCCGAGTCGATGGCCTGCGCGATCATCGCGGCGAGGTCGTCGCGGACCAGCTGCTCGACGTCCGGGCTCGATTGCTGGAGCAGCTGCCGGCTCAGTTCCGTGAGACCGCCCGCGTGCTTCGGGGCCAGCGTGACGGAATCGAAGCTCATGTCGGAAGGCGTCAGCGCGGCGTTCTCCGCGACCCAGCCGACCGACAGGCCAGTCCCGTACTTCGGAATCGAGATATTGCCAGTCAGGCCCGACAGCACCCGGACGCCCAGCCGCCGCGCCAGCAGCGCGTTGCGCAGCGGCGAGATGTATTGGTCCGGGCGATGGTCGGTCGGCACGATGTCGCTTGCCGAGCTAGTCGTCGAGACGCGGGTCTCGATTGCCGCCATCGGGATGAAGAATCCCTGCGCTTTGCGCCCGGTGCGGCGCTCAGTTTCCTTGTGGAATTCGGCAGCGGCACCGTCCAGGCTGCGGCCTTCCATGCCGGCGCGTAGGACGTCGATCACGTTAACCCGCGCTTGCAGATCGGCGAACGGGCGATCCCCGTTGGCAGGGGTGCCGACCATGCGGCGTTCGGCATCGACGAGAAACTGCGCTCGGGCTTCCTGCGCTTCAAGCTCAACGACATCGCCTTTCAGCTTGTCGAAGGCGGCCTGCTCGTCGGCAGTCAGGTTGCGGCTCGCGCCTTCGGCGGCAGCCAGCAGTGCGCGCATCTCGGCGACTTTGGCGGCGCGTTGCTCGCGCACGGCGGTTAGATTCATTCGTAGTTTCCAAGGAGGGATGCGACTGGAATACCACGCGCCAATGCGGCATTCAAGTCGATTGCGCCGATAAGACTTCCGCGAACAAACGCGGACGATCAGCGTTGCGAATCTGTCAGCAGATCAGCCATCCGGTCGATGTGCTCGCGCTCGGATTCCTCCGCTACCTTCGCTGCGGCGAGCGCGCCATCTGGCAGCAAGTCCTCGACGTTCGCCCGCAAGATGGCCCGCAAGATGTTCGCCGGCATGGCCTCGGCCTCGACCGTCGCGGCGATATGCAGAGACCGGCGGTCGCCAGCTTTCCTCGGCTTGGTCGGCAGGTCGAACGTCTCGATCTGGTTCTCGTTGATCGCCAGCCGATGAAAGATCAGGGTGATGTCCGGGCGAAGATGTCGGCGCATCTCGCGCTCTAGCGACTGGTCGATCAGCACGCCCGCCGGGTCGTGGTCGCCGAGATAGAACACCACGAGCGGTCGATCATCATCTAGATGATTGTGAAGTTCGGCCGCCTCATGAACGAAGCTCAAGCTACTGAATCCGCCGCAGGGGAACAGGTCCACGGCCAGTTCCTCGCAGTCCGCCATCAGCACCGACGCGATGCTGCGACTCTCGGCCCACACTTCGCAGCGGTATGCGGCCTCGCGCCAGAGATCAGCCCGGTATAGCCCGCGCATCCGCCGCAGGAAATCCGCCGCGCCCTTGAAGGTGTTCGTGAAGTAGCCGCGCCGGCTCATGTCGGCGATCCAGTCATACGGAATCGCACCCGAGCGGCGCAGCTTCACACAGCGGTCCTGGACATGCCGATAGCCTCGGTCCGACTTTTCGACCGGCTCGGGCAAGCGCGGGTCCGTCATGCGGTAGAACACATGCCGCACCGACTGCGGATGGTCTTCACTCAGGACGTCAATGATCTGCGCGTCCAGCTGCTCGACGCGCTCGCGGGTCCGGCGCTCGCGTTTTATCGTGCCAGCACGATTAACCGCCATTACCCGACCCTCGCCAGTTCAAGCGCGCCCACGGCCGTGATCTCGCCCGAGCGGTGCCGGATTAGGATCGCCAGTTCGGCCGCCCGGCGCTCGTCGCCCAGGAGCAGCCGGATTCCCGGCAGCGCCCCGTCGTTGTACAGCGCCATGATCTCGTCGCGCTCGTCCTCGGGCAGTCCGTACAGCCAGCTTTCGAACACCTTGCCGCCAGCGAGCAGCAGGTCTTGGAAGTGGCGTTGAATGTCGTCGTCCATGTTGATCTCCGAAAGCGCCGCCCGCATCCATTCCCGAGGTTTAAGCAGTGAAGATTGCGGCGCCATGTATGGCATAGATACAAAGGACTACAGAATCTGTAGTAGAGAGGTTTGGGGCGATTTCGACTCCGAAGAATCACGGAGAGCCTTGATTGGCGCGGATCTCCGGGCGATTGCGCTTCTTTCTCACTGCTACAGTTTCTGTAGTAGTGGCGCCGTTCACTGCTACAGAATCTGTATCGGAAACCGGCCCCACTGCTACAGAATCTGTAGCGGTCGGATACAGTTTCTGTAGCGTTGATTTTTTCTTCCGGGCCGCAGCCAATGCCGCCTTGGCCTCGCCGACGCTGCGGTAGAGCCGGAATCCGAAGCTCGGTTGCGCGGCCTCGATGCCCAACTTCTTGTTCTCGTGGATCGGGATGTCGCTCAGCGCGTACAGGCTGCAAACCCGGCTGCCCTGACGAACACCGCCACCCCGCGTCTTGACGATGAAGCCGAGTGCCAGCAGTTCGGCCAGCGCCGACGACAAGGTAGTGGGGGATGTCCAGCCGCGATGCTTCAGGACGCTCAGCGTCGCGCTCAGGTTGCCGTTGTTCGATCCGTTGAACGCCACCAGCAGATCGGTGTACAGCACCTTCGCGCTCGGCCCCAGCGCCATCCAAGCCGGCGCGTTCGCGACATCATGGAACAGCCGCGCATAGCGACCGCGATCATTCCCCGGTCGCTTTGCCATTGCGCATGTTCCAGATGTCGATGGCCTTGGCGACCGAACGCTGCGCCCAGGTCGTCGCGCCGCATTTGTAGTCGGCGCAGCGGACCCGGTGCCACAGTTCCGTCCTCGCCATGTTCTCCACGCCCGCCGGCCCGCCGCAGTGCGGACAGGCCAGCAGAGCCCGCTGGAGCGCGTCGATCTCGCTATCGCGCATCGGTGCCTCCAGTGGCCTCATAGGCGGCCTGAAGCGCCTGTACGACGTCGAGAACGGCATCCGGTCGAATGGAGACGCCCTTGGCGGTCGGCTTGAGGTCGCCGTCGCGGTCGGTGTACCAGACGCGGATGTCGATGTACTCGCGGTTCTTGAACGTTGAAGCCGAGACCCGCAAGACGTCCCGGCCGCGAGGCAGGTCCATGAACACCTTGACGGGGCTACTCATGCCGACCCCCGGTGCTGAAGTAGCGCTTGACGCGCACCGTCTTGCCGAACCGGGTCGGCACCTGCTCCCAGCGATCGAGGATGTTGAAGCCCTCGGCCCGCAGGACGGAGATGGTGCTGTTCAGGCAGTGGTCGCCGACGCGCTCGGCCTCGAAGCGGTTCAACGATTTCCCGGAACGCAGGATGCCCGCGATGCGGCTGATCTTGGTATCCTCGGGGTGCTGTGCTTTCCTTTGGGCCGTCGCGGTGTTGGCGCACCCGGCGGCCTGCTCATTTCTGATGGGCATGGCCTACGCCTCCTGCGAGGTTTCGGCCTCGCGGTCGCGCTGCCACTTGGCATCGGCCTCGGCGGAGATGAAACGACGACGACCGACCTTGTAGGTCCGCAGCCGGCCCGACGAGATTTCCTCGAAGGCGCGAGTACGGCCAAGGCGGCGCAGGGCGCACCACTCGGCAATCGTGAACGACTTGGCCGTCAAGGCGGCCTGGATGGCTTCCGACACTCTGCAATCCTCATGCTGAATCCACGTTCGGCGTGGTCCGCGATGCGCCTTCCGCACGCATCGGGATTCAGTCTGAGGACGGCCATCAGCGATTTCTAGGCGAGTACGGAAGACGGTTTGCCAACCGTCTGACTCTCGATTGAGACGGTTAGCGAACCGTCTTTTTGGACCCGCTCTTTCGACCGTTGACGTGCTGCGATCGAGCCCTCTGAATCTGGCCGGCCATAGCCTTATCCGTGATTGGCGCTCCAGTCTTCCGGTCGATCAACTTGTACTTGCCGTCCCAGTAGAAGGGCGCCACCCCGTCGTCCGGCTCCGGAGCGTTGTCGAAAATGTGGTCGGCGAGCGCATCGTTGCCCAGCTCGGGAAACTTCTCAATCATGTCGATGTAGAAATCGGTCTTGGGCAGCCGCTTGTTCTTGCCTTGACGCGCAAGCAGCGGCGCAGCGCGCTCTAGCCGAAGCTGCGCGCCGACCGCCATTTCCACCCGCCAGGCGCAATGTAGAGCCATCATCGCCGTCCCGGCGGTATCGACTCGGTGCTCATCGTCCCGGGAAAGCGCCGTCTGCGCGAGACGGCACCATCTCTGCGCGTCGCGCAAGAGCAGGTCCGCGCCGGGCGGCATCTCGATTCGGCCATCGGCCGCCATGTCGTGCGTTAGCCGTAGCCGCATCTCGATTGACGATAGCCACTCCACGGGGTTCGCACTAGGCACGCGGATGGCTGCCGGCATGACGATTGAGACCGGCAGCCCCGGACCGGGCTTGCTTTGCTTGGCCGTCATGCCGCCCCCCGCTCGGGCAGAATCACCACGTTCTCGGCGAGGATCGCTTCCAGTCGGTCGCCAAGCAGCTGCCATGCCTCGCGCTTCTCGTCGGCGAAGTCATGGAGGTCGTAGGTCTGATCAATCTTCGTTCCAATAGAGTGATTCAGGCAGAGGTTGCGCACTAGCCCGATCACCTTCAATTCCGACATCATCGTTGAACCCGTCCGGCGCAGGTCGTGCGGCGTCCATTCACCGGATTTCCCCTTGTTCAGCACGAGGGAATCGTCGTTGCGCCTGCCCTTGAGCGGCTTCGTCCGGTTCTTGAACTTCGTCTGCCGATCACCCACCTGCTTCGATATCGACTTCAGGCAAACGTGCTCGTCGTCCTTCTTGTGCCGGGCCGGGAAACACCATCGCGAGTCGTCTGTCAGGTCGCGCAGCGCCTTGAAATGGCGGATAGCGAATGGCGACAGGCAGACGAGGAAGTCCGGTCGCTTGTCGCCCCGAACCCGCTTGTAGTTCGAGCGAGGAATGATCCACTCGCCCTTTTCCAGATCAACATGCTCCCACTCAGCCGATAGCAGTTCGCCGATCCGGCAGCAGGTCGCCAGGCATAGCCACAATGCAAGCTGGGTTTCCCTGGCAACCGGCCGCACGGCCTTGCGCCGATCCGGCGCGTTCGCGTAGTCCGCTTCCATCTTCCTGAAGATGTCGCGCAACTCGCGGATTTCTTTATGGGAGAGCCGACGCTGCCGCATGTTGGACAGGTCATAGTCGGGGTCGACGAAGTTCTCGACCTTGATACTCGCCGTCGGATCGCCCTCGGCCAGTAGCCGCCGCCACGACTTTGCCTTGCTGCCCCACCGGAACATCTGCCGCAGGTCACGAAACAGCAGCACGGCAAGCCGGCCCCGCCCTCGTTCCTGCCCGACAGCGCGCAGCACTGCCCGCAAGTCGTCGTCGGTCACGGATCGCACAGGCGTCGACCCGAGGGTCGGGAGAACGTCCTTTTCGAAGGTGCGACGGATCTCGGCGCCGCCATCCTTTCGGGCCGTTCCGTTTTTTACCCAGTCGTCGAACAGATCGAGCAGCGGCTTGTTCTCGATCCGCTCGGCCTCGATCCGGGCCGCTTCCTCGGCAAGCAGTCGCTCGTTCTCGACGATCTTGGCCTGGTCCTCCAGCCGGTGCGCCAGCCGTCGCTGTGCCGGGTCGATCCGCTGGCGCACCTCATTGCGGACACGATCCCGCTCCCGGCGCATCTCGGCAAGCGAGACCTTCTTCGGCCAAGTACCCAAGCGAACCTCACGGACCCGCCCCTCGACCTTGTAGCGCAGCGAGAACCGGACACTTACCGACCCGTCCTTGCCAGCGTGGACAATGCCGACCACACCGTCGCCGTCACGCAGCCGGATGCCAGCATCGGCCGGTCGGAGCGCGTCCAGCTCGACCTGCGTCAATCGCTTCGTCAT